CGCGTCGAAGCGGTTCTGGTCAGCCACGAAGCGCAGCGCATCGGTGGCGGCCTCGCTCATCTGCTCATGCTGTGGCGTGCGCGGGAACGCCTTCGGATCGCTGCGCAGGCGACGTTCGAAGCCGCGCAGGTACTCGACCTTGCGCTTGATGTAGTTGATCGTGAGCGCCGGCTGTCCGCGCTTGGCCAGAATCGCCAGCTCGGCCGGCGTCCATTGCTTAGCGTCGTAGTAATCGCGGTCGCGTTCGGCCAGGTGGCGCGCGTCCCACGTCATCTGTTCCGATTCCTCGAACCAGCGCACGAGCTGCGTCACGTTCGGCGCCTGATAGCCGATGTCGTCGCCCAGCGGTGCGTCCGGCTGGTTGTCGGCGCGCGGAGGGGTATTCATGCCACTTTCCACGATCCCTCCGCTTCACGATCGGTATTGCCAAATGCGCGATCCCACGAATCGACCTCGCGCGGGGGTGCTTCAACGACGGGAACGATGGCGGGATGAGCATCGGCCAGCGCGCGCCCGATCAGGCTGCCGGCGTCGACTTCATCGTCATGACGGCCAGTCGGGAACTGCACGTATTGCTCGATCACGTCGTCGCCTTCCGGGCCTTCCGGAATCCAGACGCAGCCGGACGCGGCCATGCCCTGGAACGCTTGGGCCTTGACCTGCTTGTTGCTGCCGTGGGGGGTAATAGGTTCGACGCGGACGAACTGCTTCTCGGCACGCATCTGCTGCGTAATGAAGCCGGCGGATGCCTTCCAGTTGTTGTCGTCTTCTGGGAACCACGCGAGCGGGCGGTGCCGTGCAATCAAGCCCACCTGACCCCGCTCGCGCTTCCCAATCACGCGCTCGGCCAGCTTGTCCATCGTCATGTGCTCACGGAAGCCGTCGAGCAGATAGACGTCGTTGTTGGCCGCCACGCCCCAGACGCGCACGCATGCGAAGTCGTTGCCATCGCCGCCGGCTGGCGCGTGGTCGCTGGTCATGTACTTGTTGAGGTGACGCGGCTCATCGCCCTTGCGATAGCGGCGGAACCACACGCGCTGAAAGTAGGTGCCCTCATCGGGCGTCGGCTTTTGCTGGTACAGCGAGAACCACGTGCGGCGGTTCTTTTGGAAGGGCTTCCAGTGGTCGAGGCTGAACCACTCGGGCCACAGCGATTCGCCGATCTTGCGGCCCAGCGGATCGTCCAGGCGGTCAGCGATGGCCGGCAGGCAGATCACGTGCCACACGCGGCCATCGCGCCCGTTAAACACGCCGGATTCGCCGTCCCAGTCTTCTGGCAGGATGCGGCCGGCCAAGTCGTCCTGGTGCCACCGCGTCTGAATCAGTATCTGCGGCGCGCCCGGGATGAGACGCGAGCAGAAGTCATCGATGTACGCGTCCCAGGTCTTTTTGCGGATGGTCTCGGATTCGGCCTGTTCGCGGCCCTTGATCGGGTCATCGATGATGCCCAGCGATGAACGGTTACCTGTCAGGCCAGACAGCAGGCCGCCGGCCATGTACTCGCTGCCGTTGGAAAGCGTCCAGTTGTGCGCGGCGGCGCTGTCGCCGGTCAGCGTCAGGCCGGTCAGGCGGTGAAATGACGGTGACTTGATGAGCTGGCGCGCGCGGCGCCCTTGCTTCTCAGCGATCTCGCTGGCGTAGCTGGCGAGGATGACGTTGCGCCGCGGTGCGCGCGCCATGAACCACGGCACGAACACAACATCGCTGTAGGTCGATTTGGCGCTGCCCGGCGGCATCAGCACCATGAGATTGGGCACCGTGCCGGCCTCGACGCCCTGAAGCTGGCGAAGCAGCAGCGCATGATGCGCGGCCATCTTGCCGATGCGCATCATCGTGAACTGGTCTTCGTCGATCGCGTCCGTGAGCGGCACGGTCGGGATGTCCACCATGCAAGCGAAGTCGATCAGGCTGCGGCGCGCGAGTTCTCGGCGGGCGGCCAGCACGTCTTGGATGGTGAAGTCGGGCGCGCCCATTACTTGCTCTCGACGACGCGCACAGATGCCAGCGCGCGCAGCTGCTCTTCGGTGAGCGCGGTGACATCCAGCTTCTGTTCGTGCTGAATCGGGCCGCCCTTGGCGCCTGTGTGCTCAAGCGCAACGCGGTCGCGCCACTGCTCCGGCTGCCGGTTCTTGAGCCAGTAGATGCAGGCGGTAACGTCGCCGCCCTTGGCCTTCTCGTAGAGCGCGCTGACGACTTCGGAATCGGCCTTGAGCTTGCCGGCCTTGCACGACTCGGCGAACGCCTCGTGCTTGTGCTTCCAATTGCGTAGCGTGCGGTCGGTGACGCCGAAGAAGGCCGCAATCACGTCGTCGGTCGCGCCCAGCAGGCACAGCTTCTTGGCCTGCTCGGCGTACTCGGCTCGATACGACGTTTCGCTGCCTCGCGGCATGATCACCCCAG